ATTTAAAAGATTGTCAGTTTATAAAGTAATTGGATTTTATGCTTGTCCACAATTAACAAAATATAATTCAAGCGATAACTTAGACAGATTCCAAGTAATGATGAAACATTATCAGCAAATGTATGCAGATGAATTAGATTCTATTTTAAAAGATGGAGTTGAGTATGATGCTGATGATTCTAATACAGTTAAAGATGCTGAAAAAGCGCCTTATCATAGACTTCAGCTTATCAGATGATTACTATTGAAAGTAATGCTTTACAAATAGTAGATAACTTCAGTAAGCAAATTAGTGAGCAACCAAATATAGTTAAGACTGCCTTAGGAAGAACTGCTGAATTTTTAATGTTTATTATTAAACAAAGAACAGCTAAAGGAAAAGATTATCAAGGAAATAGTTTTGTAAAATATACTCCTGAGTATGCAAAAATAAGAAAAGTAAAAGGACTACCAACAACTCCTGATTTATTCTTTAAAGGAAACATGATGTCAAACATGACTCAAAGATCTACTCCAACCCAAGCACGAATAACATTTTCAGCAGTAAGAGAAAATTCTAAAGCACTTTGGAATCAAAAGACTAGAAAGTTCTTTGCAATAGGAGATAGAGAAGCGCCTTTACTTAAAAATAAATTTATGGAAGAATATAATAGGTTAATGAAAATATGAGCAAACGAGAAGATATAGCAAGTAATATAATAACTGTTTTAACAGCAGTAACATCACCAATAACTTTAAAGAAAATTACTAGAGAACCATTTAGTATTGATGAATTATCTGAGCAACAATACCCAGCTATTTTTATTCAATCCGGCACTGAAACAAGATTAGACATTACAATGCCTTCATCTTCAATAACAAGACAAGCAACAACAGATTTTATTATTATAGGATTTGTAAAAGGAACTACGTCAAATATAGACACAAAACGTAACGAACTCATAACCACTATTGAAACATCATTAAATAATGATAGAACGAGAGGTGGATATGCGAAAAATACTCAAGTCGTAGAAGTATCTACTGATGAGGGTATTTTATTTCCAACTGGTGGTATTAGAATGGTGATACGTGTTATGTATCAATTCACTTCTGGCACACCTTAATACTAACAATACAAGGAGAACATAAATGGCAACTCATACTGGTTCAGAAGGACTTATAAAAGTCGGAACTGACACTGTTGGAGAACTTAGATCATTCAGTTTAGAAACAACTGCTGATACTATTGAATCTTCTAACATGGGAACAACTGCAAGAACTTACAAAGCTGGATTAACAGCTTGGTCAGGTACTGCATCTTTATTTTGGGATGAAACTGATGCTGGTCAAACTGCATTAGCATTAGGAACTGAAATCGTAATTAAAGTTTACCCTGAAGGTGCTACAGCTGGTGATAAATATTACACTGGTTCAGCAATCGTAACAGCTAAATCTGTATCTGCATCTTTTGATGGTCTAGTAGAATCTTCTATTAGCTTTCAAGGAACAGGTGCTTTAAGTTTTAGTACAGCAACATAATTAATTAATTAGAAAAGGAAGATATATGGCAGTAATAGATAGAGTGAAGGCACAGTTTGAATCTTTAGGAGTAAAAAAGATTGAGGTAGCTGAATGGGGCGAGGAAGGCAAACCTTTAATAATATATTGCTCACCATTTACACTTGGTGAAAAAAGAAACCTATTCAAAGGTGCTAAGAATGATGATCTAGGAGTATTAGTAGATGCTATCGTTCTTAAAGCTAAAGACGGAGAAGGAAATAAAATATTTAAGCTAGATGACAAGCTAACATTATTGAATAATGCTGATGCAAATGTTATAGCTAGAGTATCAACAGAAATGTTGAATGGTGTTTCTTACGAGGACGCAGAAAAAAAGTAAGATTTGACCCTGAGTTATATACTATACTTGCTCTTGGTCACGAATTAAAAAAAAGTATGGAAGAAGTTCTCTTGATGACTCAAGAAGAATTTTATTATTGGATAGGGTATTTTAAAGTGAAGGCGGATAAAGAGAAATTAAACTATGGCAGATCAGCAACTAAACATCACCCTAAACGCAATAGATAATACTAAGAAGGCACTTACTGATCTACAAAACAATTTAAAGGGAATAGACAAACAAACAAAAGAAGTAACAACAAGCTTCTTTACATTCTCAAACGTATTAAAGACTTTCATAACAGCAGAAGTAATTAGAGGTACTTTTAGTATTCTAAGTGCTTTCCAAGATATGAAGGTTGCATTGAACCAAGTTACTGGTTCTGCTCAACAAGGCGGTAGAGCATTTGACTTCTTAAACAAGTTTTCTGAAACATCTAGATTTAACATAAAAGATTTATCTAATGCTTTTATTTCTCTTTATAGATCAGGAATCAATCCTAGCGAAGAATTACTTAAAACATTTACAGACACAGCATCAGCTACAAGACAACCACTAGAAACATTTAATGCTTTAATACTTTTATTTACTAAAGGTACTGAAGGTGGAATGGGTTTACTTCAATTTAAGAGATTAGAGAATGAAGGAATACCAGTATTTAAAATACTAAGAGAACAATTTGGTTTAAGCAAAGATGCAGTAGAAGAATATTTAAAAAGTGTTTCTGGCACTAGACTAGTACTAGACTTATTAAGACAAGGATTAGGAAAAACATTTGGTGGTACTGAAGCGGCTAATGCTAAAAACTTATCTACAACTTTTGATGATGTAAAAAATGCTGGAGAGAAACTATTAGCTTCATTAGGAGATAGTGGTTTAAATAAAGTTTTAGCAGAAACATTCATATTACTTAAAGATATAATTGATCTTATAAAGAATTCAGATTTTGTAAAATTTATTGGTCTTGTAGGAACTGGTCTTGGTTATGTTTCTGACGCAATAGGAAAAGGTGTTAAAGCATACAAAGAAGCAAGAAAAGGCTATCAAGAAGCAATAGGAATGGGTGGCAAAACAAATCCACCACCAGACAAACCAATTACTCCTGAACCAAATACATTAATACAAGAAGTTTTCTCACAATTAAAAGTGGCTTCAACTGCATTTACAATTCAATGGACAGACATAAATAAAATAATAGCTAAAGGAACAGTAGATGCAATTAGATCAGTTTCATTAGGTATTGCTGAATCATTAGTTCTTGGTAAAAAATTACAAGATACTTTTAAAGAGATAGCACAAAAAATTTTAATAAAGATTATTGCTAGTCTTGTTGAGGAACAATTAATTAAAATTGCTTTAATAGCTTTAGATCAATTTGCAGTATTAATAGGTTTACAAAAACTTGGTGTTGAAAAACAAATAACAAGTGAAAAGAAAAAACAAGCTGAAATTGATGGTAGAACAACTGGTACATCAACACCTGAAGATATGGTTAAAAAACAATTAGGAAATATATTTGACCAGTTGTGGAATCAATTAAAAATGACTTTTGATGATATATTTGGTTCTATCTCAGATATTTTTGGTTCAATAAGCGATTACAGTTCACAAATATTTAGTGATATTGGAAGTAGCTTAATGGATATTCTTGGTAAATTAGGTTCTAGTGTTGGAGATATATTTAATTCAATAGGTGGTTCTTTAGGAGACATATTAGGAAGTGTAGGAAATATGTTTGGTGGGGGTGGTGGTGGAGATGGTGGCTTTGATATGGGGACTTTATTTGACATTGGCATGATGATCTTTGGTGCGGCAGAAGGTGGTGCTTTAAATGCTGGGCAACCTTACATGGTAGGAGAACGTGGTAGAGAATTATTTATACCAAATCAAAATGGTACAATGGTACCAAATCACGATTTAGGAACTAATGGTTCAACAAGTATTAATTTTACAATAAATGCAACAGATGTTAAAGGAGTTCAAGAGTTATTAATTAATAATAGAGCAACAATTACAAATTTGGTTAATCAAGCACTTAACGCAAGAGGTAAATCTAATTTAGTATGAGTGGAACATTTCCTGCAAGTCCAGTAGCTAGTTCAGCATCAATATCTTCGCAACAGAATACTATTGTTTCAACAACAACTTCTGGTAGACGACAAGCAAGACAAATTGATGGGCAAAGATTTAGAATGACTATCAGTTTTCCACCAATGACAAGAACAGAATTTGCACCGATCAATGCTTTTATAATGAAACAAAGATCACAACTAGAATCATTTACTTATTCTCCACCAACTGTATCTACAACACTTGGACTTGCTACTGGAGTAATTAGAAATGATGGCATTGTTAGTGCTGGTGCAACAACTTGCACAATAGATGGAATGGCAAATAGCACAACTGGTGTATTTAAAGCTGGAGACTATTTTAGATTCACAGGACAAACAAAAGTTTATATGATTGTTGCAGATGTATCATCTAATGGTTCTGGTTCTGGTACATTAACATTTGAACCACCATTAAGAACTGCTGTTGCTGATAATACAATATTAATTTATTCTAGTGTAGATTTTACATTAGGTTTAGTTGCAGATGTTCAAGAGTTTAATATTGGCACAGAAAATTTATTTCAATATCAGCTTGACGTTATAGAGGTATTATAATGGCAAGGTCATTATCTGGTTCACTCATTACAGAACTTGCTACAGATAAACTTAATCCAGTTGATTTAGTATATATCGGAGTTAGCACAGGATATTATTACACAGATCATTACAAAGATATTTCTTATGATGGAAATACTTATCAAGCATCTTCATTATTATTAGGAGTATCTGACGCATCAGAAACATCAGAAGTAGCAGTAAATGATTTAGTATTAAAATTTAGTGGTGCAGATCAAACAATGATAAGTTTATTTCTTAATTACGACTATATGAACAAACAAGCTTTTGTTTACAGAGGATTCCTAGATTCTAGCCAAGCATTAATATCTGATCCATTTCTTTTATTTGATGGAAGAATAGAAAACTTTAACATTACTGAAACAGATAACACTTCTGAA